ATCTGAGCTGAGGATCCATCCATGAAGAATCCAACTACCCATGATCCAATCTGTAACTGCTGTATCGTACCCATACCACTCTTCATGGCATAGACAGGTGGCATGATACAAGATGCCCACGGTAAATCTCTGGTTGGTAGTACCTCTTTGTCTGGGTTGTGATACCCTACTATCCTACATTTTACCTTACCTGTATAATCGTAATCTTTAGACTGCGAACCATCATGGTCTGGATCTGACCCGTCGTTCTCGACTTGTCCTATCCACCAATTAAATCCATCTTTACCAATGGCATGTGCAGCACTTTCTAAATTCATCCTATGCTATCTCTATACAATGTAACCTGAGTTGACATAGTATCTCTCTCGGTTAAAAACTGACGGTATATCTTACCTATTATGTATCGACCACTGTCCTCTTGATTTATTTCACCAGACTTAGAATCATATTTAGTAACCATGACTACATCTCCAATGTATAAGTCTTGCTTACCCTCATACTCAAAGACAGCAGACTGATTAAAGAACATCTGATTTCTAATCATAGACTGACTAAGTTGTCTTGTTAAGTCCTGAGTATATGTACCCTCTGTGTACATTGCTGTATCCATGACCTTTGACATAATTCTAGTTGGTCTACCACCATCTTCCTGACTACCAAACCTCTTATAGAACTCTGGTAGTTCCGCTAGTGGGTTAAGTTTCTTCATGTCTTTATAAAAGTCATTAATAAAGAAGGGAACCTCTTCATACTTAAAGTCCTTCATATCCAGTGTAAACGTGGTACTCGAATAACTACCAAGATTTAAACCACGAAAGATATCACTGCTACCAGATACAGTAAATCCATCTACAGCAAGAGCATCTTCATCTAACTCATCTGGTTTATAGTTGACTTGAATGTCTCTTATCGTTTCTTGTTCTACTAAGCTATCCATCCCTTTAAAGTGGTATCCTCTCCTATCCTCAAAGAATAAGAATCCTGCACTCTTTTTGCCACTACCAGTCTGTGCTATAGATCTCCATGCTAACCATGAAATAATAGTATATGGATCCCAGTACGGACTTACGAAGGATAATTTAGTAGCACTCTCATCAAGGTCAAGTGTTGCCTCTGTTTTTAACTCTTGATTCATCAACTCTAATACTAACTCATGAGTAAACTTACCTCCTCCCTTGCCGAACCTACGGGAAATTTTTAGGGCAGAATTTTTTACAGCATCAGGGGAAACACAATAGAGAGTTGCCTGAGACTTCTTACCATCTACAACCATCCTATCCTTAACATCAAAGACAACCATACTGTATGTGATGACATTATCATGTGTATCTGTCCAACTAATATCAATAGGTTCCATACCCTGTAGGTTAGATAATACAGATGATGATGAGTCGTTGAGTTTGATTATCAATATCACATTTGACTTAGTAATATCCTCAATATAATGTAACTCCAACAAGTTATTACTTGTAAAAGGTTGCACCATCAATGCTTGCCGATCCAATTCTGGATCGTACATCGACATACCTATTTTTAGGTCTAGTAATTTAAAATTAGCTTCCTTACTCATATTATATCGTGGGGTGTTTGTCCTCCATCTACAATAGCAATGCTATGTATTAGATGTTTGCTAGGTTTTAGAGGTGCAGGAGGTAATGGATCTGCTTCAGTAATACCAAGATCAGATGTACTCATTTTTGCTATAGCATCCATTATTGCTTTAGTTGAGTCAGCCTCACCCTCTGATCCTGCTACTCCTCCTATTTGCATCTGAGTCTGGTTATTCACCATCTGCTCATTCTGCTGTACAACTTGATTGGTTAAGGCATTTATATCTTGACTTTCATATTGACTACCCTTATCAGCTGGTTGTACTCCACCCAATATCTTATTCAACACACTGGTAGTCGCACTGATAGCCGCACCAGGTGCAGTTTTCTTGAATATATTCTTAGCACCCTGAGCAATATTACTGATACTATTTTTCATCATATCAATCTTGGTGTCACCTTGATTTGACAACTGATCAGGTGCTACTGGTTCATGTGATGCACCACCAATACCTCCTCCTAAGTAACCAGGTGCAAGTGATGGACCTCCCTTATTTTCATAATCTTCCATGGTTTCTTCTGAGCCATGGGGATCAGACAGTTGCTGAACCTCAGCTGCGTACGCATTTGCTTGTGCCATTGCTTCTTCTTCTGTCTGCGGACCTTTTTTCTTCCTCTTCGGCATCAATGCTCTCATTCCCATACCGAGTAAACCACCACCCTTTACAAAGTTCAAGAGTCTATTTTTCTTCTTCTTCTTTGGAACTGGTACACCAAATGTCTGTCCTATCTTAGATATCTGTCCTTCAACTGCTGCACCCTCACCACCTGGCACATCAACCTTGTCCATCAATCCTGCTAATCCTGCTGCCACTGCCTTGAGTGGTAGTGCCATAGCATCTGATAGTGCTTTCTTATATTCTTCTAGTCCTAAATCTTCAGTCAGCTCACTGGCAACGTTCTTCTTACCTACCAGTCCTAAGCTCTCTAGTGTCTTAACACCTGATTTTGATTCAGGTCTCTGAGCACTGGGGTTCAGGGAATTCATCATAGGTGATGGAGATACAGCACCACCCTCTGCTAGTTTAAGTCCTGGATTCTGAGACGCACCAGGTATATTATCAAGTTTATCTATTCCTGATATATTACCAGGAGTTAGGTCTTGAGCTGTCTGCAGTAAACCACCATCTTCACCATCATCACCCTTGTCTCCCTTATCACCTTTCTCTGGTGCTTCTTTCTCTACAGGTGCTTCCTCTTCCTCATAATCATCATCCTTGAAGTCCTCTGTGGTTGTCAGATCCATCTGAGGTATGGCACCTGGAGATATGAAGTTCGCAAACTTCTGCATCGTGGTCTTTGCCTTTAAGACCTCATAACCATTAGCTAAGTCTTTCTTTATCCTACCGTTAGCTGAGTCGTCCCTCTTGTCTGCCTCAGCAAGCTGCTGCATATTCTCGGCAAGTAAGAACTCTTTATACTTGTCCTCTCGGAACATGGTGCCCAAGAGTTTATTACGGTCATCAAAAAGACCAGTAAGATCACTCAGTACCTCATGTACGTCGTCTATAGTGGGAAACTTATCTATCTCTTTCATAACTTAACATACTTACCTGAGAATGAATCGACACCATATGCCTCTTGGACTTTTGCTTCGACTGTGACAATTCTAGTCACAGGGAAAGGAATTGGTTTTGCTACGGGTACTGGATACGGGATCATCTTAGGTTCTCTAAGTTTATTAATACCTTTACCAATCATGTTACTCATAAACCCACCTACAAGTGGAAGTAGTGAGAAACCACCCATGCCACCACCACTGGTTGGCCACTTGACTGTCTGTGATAGAGGTGCACCATAACTAGGACCACCTGTACCATTTTCCTTTGGAGGTTCAATAGCACTCAATGATATAAGTGGAGCATAAGGCATAGGATCTCCTGCCCCACCATATCTAGTCGAGTCTTTCTTAGTATCGAACTCAAAGTGTAAATGAGGACCTGTGGAACTACCTGCACCAGGATCTCCCTTTGCTCCACCAGTCTCAGCAAGTTTCTCTCCTGCTATGAACTCACCAGTTCTCTTTATAAACTTACTTAAGTGTGCTATACGCATTTGAATCTTAGTCTGTGGTAACCAGACATCCATCATATTTCCATATCCACCATACTTACCAGCTGCTACAATCACACCTGGTTCATTAAATCCTACGGGTGTACCTACGGGAGTTCCTATATCTACACCACCATGAGGTCTTGCTCTTCCTTCAGTTGAACCATAAGTGTCAGTGATTGGATAGTTTCCTACTGACGTAGCATTTGCTGAGTCAAACTCTGATGATTCTACGAGTTCACCATTTACAAAACTCATACTTGATGTCTTCACCCTCTTCGTTATAGTCTCTGCCTTAGCTGATTTACCTCTAAACAATGATCCAACTGCACCTGCTGCCAAACCCATAGGTGTCATCCTAAATGCTCCCTTAGCAAGCTTTCCTGCTCCTCCTAATACTGCTCCACCAGCCTTCTTCAAGAATCCTGCTGCTGCCTTTGCTATCTTACCACCTTTAAACACTGATAAAGGTGATGCTTTAGTACCAAATACTGATGATAACTTAGCTGCTTCACCTAATACTGCCTGTGATGCTGCTGTTGGTACGGGTAATGTAGTTAAGAATCCCGTCGTTACATCTGTCAGTATAGTACCAACCTGTTTGAGTAGATTTTGGAATACAGGACCTAATTTAGAGTGTGGTACAACAAGTTCTGGTTCTCCACCTTCAGCGATCAGTGCTTGTGTAGGTGAACTAACTTGACCACCATCCTTCATACCAGTGACATCTTTAGCAATCAGAGCTGCGTCTAATCCTGCTGATATTGCAGTACCTGGACCTGGGATAGTAGATGCGATACCTGATCCTGCTTCCATCAAAGCACCAGTTATATCACCCTTCATCAATCTTTGTACACCAAATCCTAGCCCTGCTATCAGACCTACGACTGGTATTTTCTTCAATCCTACTTTCACCGCTGTCTTAGCAGCAAGTTTAGTTGCTACCTTTGCTCCTGCTTTTTGTAGTCCTTTCTTAGTAGCAGTCTTAACTAACTTCTGTGCTACTTTCTTCTTAGCTGACTTTGGTATAAATTTATTGACTAGGTTAGCACCCTTAGTTTTGACAGCTGATATTGCTGACTTACCCGCACTTAGTGCCTTTCCTCCTATCTTCTTACCTACATTCTTTACCTGTCCACCTAGTTTTTTACCTTGCTTCCTTATAAAATTCTTAGCTTTGTCTATCTTGAGGACTCGATTGACCTTACGGCCAGCCTTTATTCCCCTTGCCTTCAAATTACGTTTCAGTTTGACAATAGGGTTCCTTGCCTTAACCTTCTTCATTCTCTGACTTAGAGAATCCCTTTTGCCAAATTTTTTCTTAAGAAATTTTTTCGCTCTATTTGCTAATACACCACCAATTAGCCCACCACCAGCCGCTGCTGCTGTCCCTGCTGCTTCTGCTGCTTTTCTCTTCTTACTTACAACTGTGACTGCGGTCTGCTGAACCTGAGTCATAAAGAACATCTTTTTCTTATTCCTAAGAAACTCGATGTACTCCATCTCAGTGTCGAGCATTTGCTTGGCACTAGAAACCATCCTACCTGAGACAGGTAAGAGTTTCATCCCAAACATAGCAGCAACGCGTCGCTTCATCTACGTGTCCGTTGTTCCTTTTCTATACGTTCCCTTTCATCTTTTAACCACTTTGCGAGCATATTGACGTAAATGTCACGCTCCCAAGGGATCATATTTTCTATGTCACTCAAGGTATATTTATGGTGTTGAACCAAGGCAAAATTCGTAGTGTAGAACCTTGCTAACCCCTCTTGGAATAGGGCTATCCGAAAAAATTGACTAATCCTTCGATAACTGCACTAGTTTTAGTGCCTGTGTTAGGATTAGTAACTGTAAGCTCATGCCTAAGAGTAGGCATAGTGTCAAAGAAGTTTTGGAT